GGCCAAAAGTCGAAGGCCGTCGGCCATAGACTTATCCATTCGCACATTTATCTGCGTACTTTTTTTATCTCGCATAACACTGTTATGCATTGGTATACAGAAGGAATCAACCGGTTGGGAGAAATACATGTAAAGAAAAAAACAATAAAAAATTTGATATTGTTAATAATCTGTAACACAATGTATGACACACACCCTAAAAACACATAGGATAACACCTATATAAAAACCTAGATATGAGCATCAAAAAACACAAAAAACACATCGATGAGCGAGAGCATAAGGATATTACATGCGCGGTTCGTCTACCCCAATCATTATACAGCGCATTGTCCGATGCTGCTAAAATGACTAACTCATCCCTCTCAGATATCATGCGAGAGGCAATTGTAGATAAGCTGGACTCGATCCGGGAGGCTGAGATTGCTAAGAAGTTAAGAAGGGCTGAAATCGAGGCTAGGGTTGCTAAACTAGGCTTGGGTAAGGATTCGAAGAGCAAAGCAGAATTAGATGCCTTGCTGGACTTGCTAGAGGCATCGTAGAGGTTCTGTCTCTGCGGGCCATGCCCGTTAGACCGGTTTTCGGGTTTTACTAGGTCAGATTGAGATCTATCATAGGTCTTATTTTCGCTGGTCGCTGGTTTTCAGGTCGAAGGTCGGAGGTTTATGGTTTTTAAGTCACTGCAAATCAAGGACTTAAGTATGTTTTGAAACAAAACCATGAAACAACCATATTTCATAAGTCGTTGATTATCAACGATACCCATCCCTCTATATGGTTCTATGGTTTATTTATATATAAAGTATATATAATAAGTATATAATATATAGGGCCTGGGGGGAAACCCCCCGCAAATCTCCACGCCAGAGACCAGGGTCAAAACATAACCATAAACCATAAAACCATATCTGTTTCACAAGTAGCTGTAAAGCAGCACTTTATGAATATGGTTTTACTAATTGTATTCCGAGTTGGGAATTTCAGAGCTCAGATTTCAAAATTACCTGAATTATTGTTGGCCAGTCGACCGTTTCCGTTTTAGTGTAAATACATAAAACCCAACCACTTTCGTGGTGAGCTAAAATGTGCGTGTGGACCGTATCCACCGCTACTTCTTTTTACGAGAGAAGCTGCGGTTCTTGGATTTTGATACTACGCGGAGGTTTTTAGACCTATTGTCGGCGGTGTTTCGATTCTTATGATCGACATCTTTGCCATCACCTTTTCGTGCTCTGCCGGCCTTCACCATTTTCGAGCGAGCTGCGTTCCGTTGAGCTCTCCTCTTTTTCTGTTTTGGTTTGGCGTGGTACTTTGCATATTCAGCCTTATAATTTCTTGGCTTCGGCTTAGCTGGCGCTTTCTTTTTCTTGCGTACTGGCATTTGTATATAATTGTACAACGTTAATTACCGCGCAATCGAATGTTGAACGTATAACTTTTGTAATTCTGTATTATACGCTTGTTAAATGCGAATGTCTTATGAATAACTGTCACCTCATGCGTGAAAAATATGACAAGAAGATACAAGTTTCCATTGTGATGAGCCGGGAACAGAAGATGGAATACGCCAAATTGGCGGTCGAGATGGACCTGTCATTCTCTCAACTGGTCAGGCATGCACTCCGCGAGTTGAAAACAAAAAAGGACCAGGCTGCAACCCGGTCCTAAATCATAAAACCACACACCATATGAGGCTATCATGATCTAGATCTGTATAAAATATAAATACAGGCACTCGTCAACCGCTTTCAATCGGCTAGCTACTATCATGCATTCCGATTGGCTAGCAACTATCATGCGTTGATTGGGCATAACCTTCGACCCTCAGCCCAAAACCTAAGACCTAAGACCTGCCACTAATCCTCCAACCCACAACAGTTAGTTTGTGGTGATTGGGATGTTTGGTGCAGGCAGTCCGTTTGATTTGTGAATTTTATATTATGAACAGGGTTGAAGGGTTAACCTCCTACAGCTCATCGACTAACAACAATCTAATTAACCACACACCAAAATGCTAAATCTAAACATAAAATCATCCTCGTACATGTGTCTCGATATCGATACAGGCTGGAACCCCCTCAAAAACCTTCTACGCAGTAAACTGTATCGTCTAACAGAATACCTAGAAAATCATCAGTATGACCCAATAACATTCGCATACCCTGGTAAATATAATTACTACGAATCCCCAAACATTCTCCAATGGTTCACAAGGTTCCACATAAGTCTTGGGGCTCCAAAAAAAGAAATAAACGCAGAAGCAATAAACGATAACTTCTGCCACATTGACATGGTACCAATCGTAGGAGATATCACACTCGCACCTGTGTGTATCAGTAAAAAAGATAACAAATTATCTGCATGGATACCTCTCAATATCCATTGGATCATAGAAGCAGTAACAAAATACACCGGAGATCCTACATGGAAAGCTCTAAATCTAGATCACTTCGACAGCTTCGATCACCGATGTGACGAATACCCTGTCCAACATCTCCATGTCAGCGTTGCTAACCTAACGGGCAATCCTGAAGACAGCATCGCTCGTCCTGAGGACTGCATCGTTGATACTATCAACAATTAAACCAACCACACACCAATAAACCAATGAGATATATCGACACACTACAATGCAAAGAAGAATATAAACCAGTACATCAGTACACATTCTTCGATGACAACTATCAAGTAACTGTCCCTGCTGAAGAACTCTTCGCATACAGACAAGGCAAGCTCATGCAAATAGCCATGCCTTCCGTATCAGCAGACGATCGCGAATGGCTCATGACTGGGCTAACCCCCGGTCAATTCGATGCTATATTCCAAGACAAATCCGCATGACCTACGACATACTCATTCTCCTCATGCCCTGGGCAATCGCCCTCTACATCATTAACCACACACCATCATGAATAAACTAAAAGAAAAACTAAAAAAAGTTATCGATATACATGCAAGCCATGCAAATGAACATGGATCATCCACTCTATCCGTAGCCGACTCGTATCATCACGGCTGGGACAGAGACCTGTATATACACAAAAATGCTATCACAGAAAAACTAAAATCTATGGGTTTCCAAATATCAGAATCCTTCAAATGGGATGTCTTAGACATCACTATCACAAAAAAATTAGATCTATAACCGCACACCATCATGAAAATAACAATTCTAGAAATACGATTATCCATGCAAGAAGACAATGTCTACGTCTTCAAAAACTGGATCAATCCAAAAAAACTACAACCATTCATTAAGCAATGGTGCAAAGACTGGGAAGTTAAACAAAAAGATCAAAACGACACTTGGTCACTAGAAATATCGCACAGCAAAACCACTAGATTACCAAGCACAACTTATCTATCTATACCATCATGAATAATAAAAAAATTACATACGCAAAGTTTACCCCAGAAAAACTCTATAAAATAATGAAAGCTATGCGTGAACAAAAATGGTTATTATCCATAAAAAGACATACAAAAATCAAAAACAACCGCACACCATCATGATTAAAAATATATTAAAATACCTACTATCTATAATAAGTAAATTAGAATATAACGCACGACACAAACCTCTAATAAATAAAAAAACACACAGAGGAATAGTCTGCGATTTCACAACAAATGGATCAATAATAGACTTAGATAACAACTGCCAAGGATTTCTAAGTGACCAAGACATGGACAAAGTAGGAGCAGGAAATGTAATAAAAATCGGAACAGAATTATCATTCAACATACATAACTACGACAAAAACCGTCAGCAACTAATCGTAACATTAAATAAAGAGTACCACCCCCTAGGCAATAAACCTCTACATAATTAACCGCACACCATCATGACTATCGACTACAAAAAACCAACGCGATTCAATAGATCTGTTTCAGAACTGATTGAATTCCTTCTCTGGACAACATGTACACCAGGCAAATCCTCAGAAGAAATAACGCCAAAGTTCAACGCCCTGTGCGTAGAACATTCACCATTAGATGTCATACGCAAACCAATCGATGAGATCAAAAGTATTCTCAAAGATTTCAAGATTGGTCAGTATACACGCATCGCCAAAGCATGGGATTCCATCGGCAAAGATTCCATCGGCAATCAAAAGATCTCATCTGGTAGATTCCTAGAACATGCACCACGCGACCACTTCACTATCATACCTGGACTAGGAATGAAGACAGCAAGCTTCTTCGTCATGTCCAATCGTAAATGGGCAGAAATCGCTACACTCGATACACATATTCTCAAATGGTTAACACGCGAATTTCCAATGTTCGAAATCCCAAAAGTTACACCATCCAGTAAACACCAATATGTGCAAGTCGAAGCACTATTCGTCGGTGCTGCATCCATGCTAACAAAACGCGATGGTCAACCATATACATGTGCCGAGCTCGACTTAGCCATCTGGAAAGAATTCTCCAATAACAACCAACCAATAACCAAAAACTAAATATGCATCGAACAAAACTACTACAAATAATAGAAAAAATGCGTGGACAGATCTTCTCTGTCTGCTGGATAAAAAAGAACGGTGATGAACGCTGTGCCAATGTACGCCTAGGCGTTACTAAGCACCTAAAAGGCGGACAATCTCCTGCCAATGCAGGCAATAGCTTCCTCCCCGTATTTCTAATGTGGAGCATGGATGGCGACACATTCCAAGGAGAATCAGGCTATCGAATGCTTAACCTCAATACTATCAGATCGATCAACGGAACACAGGTTACACCTGATCCAATCTTCAACGACATTGATCTAACAACAACAACTAAAGAACAACCAAATAATCTAATCGCCATATCGGCATAACAATAACCACACACCAAAATAAATATGAGCTACTATATAAATGGATCTAACGAGGTTGACTACTCAACTCTCGCATCACAATCAACGCCAATAGGGTTAACAGATACTCACTACCCTATCCATCACAAGACCTTTACAGATCTTGTCATTAATAAAGTGCAATCGCTTAATTATACCATTAACGAAGCACGATACGGTATCGATAAACATGGCGACATGTTCGGCTATCTAAAGCTAGACAAAGATACAGAACGCAACGGTACATTTAATCATGTCATCGGACTAAGAAACTCTCACTGCCAACGCTTCTCAGCAGCATTAGCAGCCGGTTCATCCGTCATGGTCTGCGACAACCTAGCCTTCTCTGGCGATATCGAAGTCGGACATAAACATACACGGCATATCATGAATAAGCTTCCTGGTCGCATCGACACAATGATGCAAGACATCCAATCCAATTGGAAATCTCAAGCAATCAGATACGATGCGTACGCTGCTACCGAACTATCACAATCTGGATACGGTAAGCTACTCTGGAATGCAATTGATCAAGGTGCTATCTCAGGTAGCAAAGCACAGAAAGTAATCAACGAATACATGGCTCCTCGTCATGAAGACTTCGAAGATCGCAACGCCTGGTCACTATTCAATGCATTCACCGAGGTCCTCAAAGAATCTCCTACAATGTTAAGAGAACGAAGTATTAAATTACACAGCGTCTTCGATGAGCATTGCGAAACAGGTTCATACAGCCAACCAGAATCACTGCAATCATTGCTAGAGCTTCCTGAATCTAGAATAGACTTCGACGGCGATACTCTCGATCAAGATCTCGATGCACAAGATGTATATGCAGCTCAAACTCAAAGCGATCAAGACATAGAAAATATGCTTGCTCACTAAAATAAGTCCTCTGACTTATGACCTCGTACTTAAAATCCTGAGCAACCGAGATAAATACTCACCTGCACAGATCGAGAAAGCACTCCGATTAAAACAAAAATACGGACAACTCGACATCTGCCCCATCTGTCAAGCAGCAGACTCACATGTACTAATAGAAAAACTAGGCATGTGTGGCTTCTGCCACAGATGGGAAAGATATAACAAAAAATATGAAAAATAATAAAACTCCCCAGCAACTACGCTGGAACTTAGGTAATGTAAAACTACCTACTCGCGTTCACCATTTCAGCCTGCCGTCGGGACATTCGTGTCCTGCGGCTCTGGAATGCTTGAGCAAAGCCGATCAAGAAACAGGTAAAATAACAGACGGAGAAGACACAATCTTCAGATGTTATGCTGCCATGCAAGAAGCTAGACATACTCATGTACGAAAGCTTCGATGGAACAATTTCACTGCACTTCGCAAGAAAAGCAGAAAGCAAATGTTCACAATGCTAATGGGAAGTCTGCGACCCCACCATGAACGCTACATAAAGAACCACGACCAACGACCTATCATGCGAGCACATGTAGGCGGTGACTTCTTTAATGAAAGCTATTTCCTAGCCTGGCTAGACCTAGCAAAAGCGTATCAACCATCATGGTTCTACGCCTATACCAAACGCTTAGACCTCTGGGTCAAACACATGGACATCATACCGTCCAACTTCGAACTCAATGCAAGCCGTGGTGGCATGCATGACAAACTAATAGAAAAAAACAACTTAAAATCAGCAGAAGTCGTGTACTCTCGCGACGAAGCAAAAACAAAAGGATTGGAAATAGATCATGACGACAGCAAAGCATACACCCGAGGGCCATCCTTCGGACAACTCATCCACGGAACACAACCAGCAGGCTCAGAAGCAAGCAAAGCACTCACGCTCCTCAAGCTCACAGAAAACTGGACAGGATATAATTCCAATTCCAAGAGCATGTCAGCGTAGAATCGAAACATGGTTCGAAGCAATAGACTCCAACGACATAGATCGTTATAATCAAGACTGGCAAACTATCATGCCTAAAACAGATCATAATGCACTTAACCGTTGGCAATTTGCATACTGCACAGTGCATACACCGTGGCTTAGATCATGCGAACAATACGATAAGATTAAAAATACAACTCCAGCTACTCCGTATAACAAGCTACTACATATGTTTAAACAAACTGGTGGCGGTATGTTCAATCACAAAGCAGAAGGTGTGCATAATCTGCATACTCACTGGACAACTAACAAACAACTGTTCGAGCCTGATACAGACAACTGGCAAAGCTGGCGTGACAACATAGCCAACAGTCTAAAAAGACTGGGCTTAGCTAAAACATCGTTCGCTATCGAAATGGTACGACCAATGGATGCACAAATCATCTGTATAGATCGTCACATGTTCAAAGCATTCGGCTGGGAAAATGTCGATAAAGCATGCAGCTCAAATCAATACAGATACTACGAAGACTACTGGTTAGAACTAAGCTCTAATGCAAATGTCGCACCCGTCGTATCACGCAACCTGTTCTGGGATCAAATACAAAAACAAAACAGCTCAATGTACTGGGCTAACTATCTACTAAACTAAATAAAAATCACACCATATGAAAAATAATAACGAAATAATCTTCGCTTACGGCGACAACTCAATAACGATCCTACATAAAGGTAAACCAAATGTTATCACATCAGACCGTGCTAACTACCGTTCTATCCTTGATGCAGTCAAAGCTAACGATGCAGAGCTTACATACGAATTACTCGATGAAGTAGCAGCAATCAAAACAATGACCGAGGGTCGCGTTACTATCACAGGTAACAAAGTATTCTTCGATGATGAAGAAATAAACGGTGCTATCGTATCAAAGCTAACGCACATGCTTGAATCAGGATTCACCAACCTAACTGGATGGATGAAGTTCACAGAAAAGCTACTGTCCAACCCATCAATGAAAAGCCGTGAGCAATCCTATCCATTCATTGCTCGTACTGACATCCTCATTACACCTGAAGGTAACTGCCGTGGTTACAAAGGTGTACGCGATGATTACAAAGATCGATACACTGGTAACTTCGATAACTCACCTGGTGCTAAGCACAAAATGTCACGCCGTGATGTAGACGACGATGTCAATCATGGTTGCTCATACGGATTCCATATCGGCTCACATAAATATGCTGACAACTGGGGCGGATCCGACGGCAAGCTAATGATTGTCGAGTTCAATCCAAAGAACATTGTATCTGTACCAAGCTGCTCAAACTACGAAAAGCTTCGTGTATGTAAATACAAAGTCATTGAAGAATGCACAGACAGACAGGTTCTGGAATACACATCCGGCAGCTACAACGATAACGACCACGATCTGTTCGAATTCATATACGATGAATGCAATGCTAACAGCACTGTTAGCCTCGATTGCATACAATCAGAATTCCCAGGCACAACAATGTCAGACATCATCAGCTTAGGTGAATCACGACCTGAATATCGCATCGGTCATCAGTTCAACGATGACTACATGGACTACGACATCAGCGTAGAATACACCGACTGATCCACCAATATCTATCCACACACCAACGACCTGAGCATGTCGCAATAACTGCTCAAACTTAATCAATAACCAAAATAATAATATGAAGCTATCAACTAACAAAAACACTCTCGCAACTAACATCGATAAAGCTGCGGACTTCGGAATTAACGACAACGATCTATCCCACATCATGGGTATACTCAGATCTCAAATCTATTCAGATAAACTACTCGCAGTCATTCGCGAATATTCAACCAATGCAATGGATGCTAACAAAGAAGCAGGCTATACCGGTCCAATCAATGTAACCATACCCAACGCATTCCAACCAACACTATCATTCCGTGACTACGGTAAAGGTATGTCCGATGAAGAAGTTATCAATACATATATCAAATACGGTAACTCAACCAAGCGTAACAGCAATGATTACACTGGCTGTCTAGGTATCGGATCCAAAGCAGGATTCGCATACGGTGACACATTCACAATCATCAGCTACCAACGCATGTATATCACTACCTGGCTCGCTCGCATTGATGAATCAAAACGCGGTACAATCAGCATAGTTAATCAAGTAGTTAATAAATCTAACATCAAAACTGGTGTAGAAATCCAAGTACCTATTCGCAAAGCAGATATCGATACATGCACACACAAAGCTAGAGACTTCTTCAAATACTGGAAGCTTCAGCCAACAATCAATATCGATATTGAACAACCAAAGTATCTCGAACAAGCAGATGACTATTCAATAATCAATAAAACATACAGCTACCATCAAAAAGCAAAAGTGTTCATGGGTAACATCCTCTATCCAGTAGATGTAGATCAGCTACCTTCAAGCGCTCAACTCCTACTATCATCAGATACTATAATAGTTAACGCACCGCTTGGTTGCTTAGACATAGCTGCCAATCGTGAAACTCTTGAATACAGCCAACGCACAATAGACGGCTTAACAGCAATAGCTCACAATGTTATCTGCGATCTTAGCAACAACCTAACCCAGTCAATTAAGCATTGCAGCACTCGTATTCAAGCAAGCCTCGAAGCCTGTAAATACGACAATATATTACAAAATAAATTGCTATCCAAAGTACAAACCTCAGCTACATGGCAGGGTCACAAATTAATCAAAACAATTAACTTTGGTAACAGCCAAACCATATCACATTGTCTGCAATCAAGCTGGCGTTCAGGTAATAAAATACTAAGAAATAAAAGAAATAACGATGTCTACTCAACAGCATTAACTAAAAACACAACCTTCTGCGTGCATGACGAATCAGCATTCACACAAACTAATGCAACAAGAAGAATCAAAACATTACAAAGCAAAGATAACAATGTAGATATGACATACTTTGTTATCCCTAAAGCTAAACTTAATGAACTAGAACCCAAGCTTACACCACAAGACTACCAAGACCTTGATCAGGTTAAACCAATGCCTGCGAACCGAACTATCATCGCTAATCCTAACGGATCAAAGAAAAAATCAGTTCGTATCAATGTATGTCAACTCGCACCCGGCCACCTAAAAAGCGGACGATTAAGTAAAGAAAGCGAGCCTATCAAATGTGAAACAATAGACAAATATATCTATGTACCACTCGATCGCTTCGACTGGGACAAACATATTGATGCTCTAGATAATCTAGGACTTATACGAGATGCAATTGGCACACTTAACAACGGAAAAATACCAGCTATTAACGGTGTCAAAAAACATTTTGTATCAAAGCTAAATGATGAGTGGATTACACTAGATGTACACCTCAACAACCTCTATCAAGCCTGGGCCAAAGCTAATAAAAAACAAAATCAAATGATGCTTGATATTAACAGTATCAAAGACTGGAACGAATGGGATCAAGGTAAATGTTTATGCCTTAAACTAACTAAAGCAGACCCAAATGTATCCTATCTCGCAAAAGTCGTCTCCAATACACGATCCAAAGATAAAGACATCATTAAATACTCACAAGTAATCAATGCATGTAAAATACTCAGTCTTGTAGATAAGTCTTACGACTTCATCAAAACAGAAACAACACTGCTTAATAAAAAGTATCCACTAATCAAAGCACTAACACCTAGCTACCGTGACGCAGACGACAAGTCATTCATCAAACACATTAACAAATACATTCAATCAGTATCATGAACACATCAGTACCAGTCTATATAAAAAACCACAAAGGAGTTAAATCTAACCCCGTTGTGTCGCAATATAATCTCAATCTAGTCAAAGCATCTCTTCGATCCTTTGAGCTACCTGAAAACGCTATCACCATATCCAAACGGGGTGACTCAACTATATATCGTTACACTCACTCTGTAACCATAAGCTCACATGGAAATTACGGATGGTCAGACTATGCTCAAATCATTGAATACCCATGCAATGGTCAACGAGCCTATGAATACAGTGGTCGAACTCCTAACGGTAACACTCACAATAACTTCATGGAAACCTTTCGTTCTATTAGTCCAATAATAGATCAGTTGTTCAGTCGATAGCATACAAAGCCCGAGCCTTGTCAGTAGATGGTTACTACTGGCAGGGCTCTCTTTTTAACCCGAGTCAATATGGCTAGCTTACTATCATACAGTCCACTAATTAAAGCGTTACAAATACAAATAAGTGACGAGCTATGCTCGTATGTATTAAATCCAATACAAGGAAGTGACGAGCGTTGCTCGTTGGTTTTTAGTTTTGTTGTGCTCATTTGGAAAACGGTAAACGAACTGCGAGCAGTCCATTTGATTTGTGAATTTTATAAAGTGAACCGAGAGACAGGGGCATCCGACCTAATGACGATTCCCTGCTTAACAATAACCTAATTAAATCTCTCTCGATTCATTTCATAATATGGACAACAACGACAACACAATGTTCGGCGACAACGATAACTCTAACGACAACTTCGATTTCGATGAATTCATCGGTAGCAACCCACTAGAAGTCGGCACACAAGAAATGGAACTTCTCCGTGTTATAGACAAACCATCCGAAATACGCCTCACCTTCAAACAAAACGGGCGTGAAGGCATCGCAAGCGAAATGTTCTCCAAAACATCAACCGAACAAGGTTGGGTCGTCGGCAAATGGCTCAAGGTTTTCAACATCGAAAAGCCAATCGGTATGAACAAAGCAGACTCCTTCGCCCATGTAATCAACGGCTTAAAAGACTGCATCGGTGAACACTTCACAGTTGAAGTAACCAAAGCCCCCGTCGGCGACAGCTTATTCAACGCAGTCACCCAAGTCTCCTAACCACACACCTCAAGCAGGCAGAGTCCAATCCTCTGTCTGCTCCCCCCCTCTTTATTTCTATCAATACTATCATGACAAAATACCAAATACTTCGACAAATAGCAGAGTATCGCATTGCCTGTAAGCAAGACGGTGTCTCCATTGAAGATCGCCCATCAAGCCATCGCCTCGTTCAAGGATGGAACGCCATATGGATTCTCATCAACCGTGTCAAAAACGGTTACTACGACAGGGATAACAAAATATTATACGGAAAAGTATTCATATGCGACAACAAAGCATTCGAAACAATCGACCACAGTAATCACCTACCTGCTTCTCCATTCTCACCATATCGATAACCCCCAAACGACCTCGTTACTATCACGGTAGCGAGGTCTTTTTTTGTCCCGAGTCATCTAAAAGTGTCCTTCGGGAGCTTAAAGTCTCAAACAACCTAAGTAGGTTGATGCCGACAGCTTTACCACTTTCGTAGATGTGACTTAGCAGGAAACTAAGTCACACCTACGAAGTGCCAAGGGTGACAAAACAAGTGGTCACGAGCGAGCTCGCTCCATTGACTATAACCTCCACTGCTACATATTATGTGTCGCAGATACCTGTAGGGTAAGGGACGCCGTCGACCCAAAACCCACGACCCGAGACCCAAAACAAGATTCCGAATCTTGTGTGCTACTCGACCCAAGTCCTTGACTCGCAAGCCTTTAGCTAGTGACATCTACCCGAGTGTATCGAGTTTGTAACTATCATCGAAGTGACAACTGTCGTTGTAAGCTATAGCAGAGTACCCCCACCTCCCGTGCGGTACCACTATCACTACCACTCGCAGTCGCCTATCAATCACAGAAATAAAAAACTATCTTTTTGAAGGCATGATCTATCAGGCATATCAGAGGTTTATCAATTAGATCTTAGTATTTTAGGGCTAGAATCCCGATTTTGCATTTTAAAACCGGCAAAAAGACCCACCCCCATCCGGTGGTGTGGGGGGTACCAAAAAGGTACTCTGTTATACAAAAGGGAACCCATATCAGAAAAATTTTATGCCTAATCAACAAGTAACCAGATTAAGAGAAGACGTTCATAAGTTCATTCACGATGATGACTTCCATGCAGCTATGGCGGCATTGCGAGATGGATTGCAAGCGAACCAAACAGTTCGTAGAAACCGCGCAGATGGCGAAAGGGGAGTAGAATATGCGGAAACTCCGGCCCATATTACCCGAATTGCTGCTGCAAAATTGATGTTAGAGTACGGATTTGGCAAACCAGCGACCAGAGCTGAAATAAACATCAACAATGAGACGCAAAAAAGCGCTTCTCCGGCCGAAATCATGTCCCGATTCAGACAATCGGGTATGGATTTGAACGAAATTGTCGATGTTTACACAGAATCAGTAAAAGAAGCCCCATTGGAGATCGAGAATGAGTAATACAATCCAATTAGGCGCTATCGAGACTGATCTCGAAGATATGGGTACCGATAATCACGGTATGGGTTCGGATTATTACCGCAGAAAAAGGAAACCAACGGAGCCCTACTATGTTGAAAACCTTAATTTTGACGAGTCTGTACAAAAAGAGTTCCCAAATAGGGATGTCGAGGTCGAGCAATACTTATTGAATCAGGCATATAAGCGTGGACAAGACCCAAAAAGACCTTTTCAGAAGACTTTACAAGTCCCCGACTGGGGGAGAGGTGGTGAAAAAGTGAGAACTGAGTATTGGGATCCTAATAGTATTACAAGAGACACGGGTGAACGGGGGCATTTTGTACGAGAAGGCGTTACTACATTACAAGGACATCCGTATTACACCGAAGAACCAACAATTCGGATGTTTGACGACAACCCTCCTTATATCCACGAGGCGGCGCACAGTTTACAAAAACAAATCAACGATCCTCGTAGAATTATTAAAATCCCAAGTAAATACCAACTCGGTGTTGTCGAAAATAACCGAGGTGCTTGGAACGCGCGTCCGGAAGAAATTCAAGCCGAGGCTTCCGTCGTAAAAAGAGATTACATTCATAATCCTGCACTACAAAAAGTTTTAGGCGAAAAAGAAAAGCAAGAACTGTCTGACACTTATCAACAGGAAACCCAATACAAGAAAGACGGTTCTAAAAACCCATACTATGGATACACCGTTGAAGATCACGTTAGAGATAACGCGACGTATTTACCGGACAATGCGCAACGACTTGATAGGAACCACCCAGCCGTTCGTGGAGGTATGCCCATACCAGAAGAGCATATAGACGGCATGTTCAAACACTGGATGACCACAGACCCTCGTTGGGGGGAGTTTTACCGAGATAAACCCGAAGACTTCCCAGTAGAACTCTTCAAAGAAGCCTTAAAACTAGGGAAAAACGACCAAAGACCCGCGGGCTTATTCACAGGCCGTGGACCGCAGAACGCATAACAATTTTATGAGCAGCAACCAACCAGACAAAGGCCCAGGACAAAAGTTTGAACACGAATTATCGGCGGTATTTGTCCGTTGGTGGGAGGAGTCAGACCTGGATGAATTAGAAATGTCACATCTCGCAATAGGTGTAATCGAGAGATTCTGCAATACCACAGTCGAATTCGAGCCCGACCAGGAATTCTTGGATGAAATAGGGGAGGAATAATGCACAGCCTAGAAGTAATTAAATTTATGAACACCCCCGCGGAAGTAGCAAAGCGACAGGCTTTGGCTCGGGCAATGAACAGGAGAAATAACCATGCCAGCAAAAAAGAAAAAAGCTAGCGGCACAGCCAAGAAGAAAGGCCCGTGCTGGAAAGGATATCAAGCAATTGGTATGAAGAATAAATCAGGTCGCAAAGTCCCTAACTGCGTACCCAAATCTAAAGGAAGGAGCAGAGGAAAATAATGCCAGGATTCGGAAGAACATACGGAAAAAAGAAAACGTCGGCCAAGAAAAAGCCTATCAAGAACATGCCCGGTAAGAAAAAGGCCAGCTATGCCCGCAAAAAGAAAACCAAGTAAACCCATTCGGAAGACGACTAAGGGTAAAGGAGCTAATTACCGCACCGCAAAAGCCGGTGCCGGTATGACAAAGAAGGGTGTAGCGGCATACAGAAAGCTAATCCCGGATCCAAGCTCAAGACTGCGGTTACAGGTAAGGTTAAAAAGGGAAGCAAAGCTGCGGGTAGGCGTAAATCATTTTGTGCGCGATCCAAAAGTTGGACGGGTGAAAGAGGTAAAGCAGCCCGAGCCCGCTGGAAGTGTTAATTCGAATTCTAGTCTTATTGAGCGTCCCGGCGTGTACGGTACACAACTATCATCATTATAAATACGAGTATAAATACGACGTTAAGATGGACGACAGTCCAACTCACAAGCCAAACCCGATTCAATGACTGAAAATACCGAGCAACTAGAAAATTTAATCAGAATCGACCCGGAAGTCTGGTTCAGTACATTCGGAGTAATCCGAGATAAACGGGGAAAAGACATAAAACCGATAGCAAACACACTACAAAAAAGAATGTTTGCCCATTACCGGAAATGTCAGCTCGAAGACCGGCCTTGTAAGATGATTATCCTGAAGCCCCGGCAAAAAGGAGCGAGTACATGCGCGCAGGCTTTGACATATCACCACATGAGAAAGCATGAAAATCTTGCCGGATCTTTGATGGGGGATATTAGCGGTACAAGTGACAAGGTTTTCGAAATTTACCGCCGGTATGCGGAGAGCGACCATTTCCCCTGGACCGAAGGCCAAGGGTCTGTGGCCGACGGCGGTAGTCTTGCGGACTTGATCAAACTCCAAAGCGGTTCGGCCTATGGTAAAGAGACCGCGGGATCCAAGAATGCTGGCCGATCGGGTACGATTCAGGTGGGTAATATGACTGAGGTTGCATTCTGGCCCATGCAGGGAGAACGGGACCCCGCTCTTGGATATTTGCAGAGTTTATATGACGGGGACAATTTATCTTTGGTAGTAGCTGACTCCACACCTAATGGCCCAAACGGTTGGTTTTACCGGACATGGGTACAGGATAATGAATGGGCAAAGATATTTGCCGCATGGTTTGAATTTGAGGACTCGGTTATTCCCTTTAATTCTAAATCCGAGCGTCAGGATTTCAGTGACACCATGACGGAGGACGAAAAGGAGGAGATGGAAAGATTTGGAGTAAATCTTGAACAGCTTCATTGGCGTCGCCGCGTTCTTCAGGACAAATGTAATGGTGATCTTTCCAAATTTCGCCAGGAATATCCGAGTGATCCCGAGGAATGTTTCTTAATGTCCTCCCGTCCACGGTTTCATGTTGGCAATCTAGATAAAATGTCAAAGGCTTCGGCTGGTATTAAACCCAAAATGGGAACAATTGGCGTCCAAACCGATGGAAAAACCGCTAGTTTTAAACCTGACCGCTTGGGGAACTGGAAAATTTACGAGGAACCGGAATATGATTCCCAGTATCTGGTTTCGGTTGATACATGCACTGGAGAGGATCAACAAATGCAGGGATTAGCAGCTGATCCTGACTTCCATTCTGTTCAGGTTTGGAAAGCCCCCTTTGAAGATTGGCATGGTAACTGGCATGTCCCACGTTTGATCGCATTGCATCACAGCCGATTGGACATTGGCGTGCTCGCTCAGGAGATTGAAGGTATTGCCCGTTGGTACGGGAACGCATTTATCATCCCTGAGGTTAATAATTCCGGATTGGCACTATTAAAATATCTATTGGAAGCTGGATTGAGCGTGTACCGCCGTCGCCGATATAATGATTCGAGCGGAATGGTGGAAAAAAGCTATGGATGGAGCACCGATAAGATTACCCGAAAGACAGTAATTGACCATATGGCAGCCGAATTGATTGAGGAGAACTTTGATATCCCCGATCCCGATGTCCTAAAAGAGATGAAAACCTTTGTAATTAGTGATAAAGGCAAACCTCAAGCTGCCCCGGGCCATCATGATGACCATGTTCTGGCTGCGGCGATCGCATTATATAATATCGACCAGGCCAGCACTTTTAAAGCACCTAAAAAGAGCAAAATTACAAACCGCATGCTACGCAAGAACCCAAGCCTAATGTGCCCTGACGGCTTCATGCGTGTCCCTTTAGGAGCCATTAAGAAGAATTACAAGCGGTTGATGCCGTAATTCCCCGCAACTACTCTTTTCGTTATGGCTGACCAATATTCTTCATTAGACGATCTTCTTGAGCAGACCGGTAAAACTCGTTTAACACCTTACGAGTATAGACGGTTAAAACAGGCAGAAAGAAACTCAACCCCCTATGAAATGCTCGCCGGTGCGGGTGAAGGTATTTATGGGGCGGCGGCTGATTTTATAAGAGGAGATTTAATGGGTGACGAGCGGTATGACCGAGACTGGACCTTAGGCGACGCAGCCGACCCAGCAATTGCAGCACTAAGCATGTTCGGTATGCGCCCCGCAGCCGCAGCCTTAAAATCTAAGTTCGCAGCCGGTGCCGCAAAAGGCGCAGGCAAAGGACTTCAAAAAGGATACAATGCAGCAACCGGAGCAAGACGAGGCGCGGCTACGGCCCCGAAGGTTGGAGGTCCGAAAGGCTCGATGCCTAAGAGTAGCGGAAAGAAAACCTTGGACGCCCCCGACGGAAAGGCTCCCGAGGTTAAACCGGGAATGATGCAAAAAGCGGGAACCGCTATAAAGAATAACCCAATAAAATCGACACTAGCTGGCGCTACTGTTCTCGGAGGAGGCGCAGCTGGAATTAATGCTATGCTACCCGACGCGCCTGAAGGATTAGATCCTTTAGAGCAACCCGCGGAGGGAGAGGTCGTAGATCCAGCAGCCAATCAGAATTTAGACAACCCTAACGGCCAAATGGCAATGACCCCCGAAGGCCAAGCGCAGGCAGCGATGCAGGCAAAAGCCAACAGCATGCCGGGTATGGTAAATCGTCAA